GAGGAGTTCGTAATGGTGCGGCCACATTGTATTATCCAATATGGCATTACGAAGTCGAAGATCTCCTTGTCCTTAAAAATAGTAAGGGCATTGAGGACAATAGGGTTCGTCATATGGACTATGGGGTACAGTTTAGTAGACTGTTCTATCAACGTTTGATTCAAGGAGGTGATATTTCTCTTTTTAGTCCTAATGACGTTCCCGACATGTTCGAAGCATTCTTTAGTGATCAAGATAAATTTGCTGAACTTTATGAAAAGGCCGAAGCCAATCCTAAATTAAGAAAGAAAAAAGTTAAGGCAATTGATTTGTTCTCTGCATTTATGAGAGAACGTAAAGACACAGGCCGCATATATCTACAAAACGTAGACAATGCTAACACACATGGATCATTTGATGAGAAAGTTGCTCCAATTAAACAAAGCAATCTTTGCTGTGAAATTGATCTACCCACAAAGCCACTTACACACATTTTTGACGAAGAAGGACGTATTGCTCTTTGTACTCTAAGTGCTATTAATTGGGGTAATATAAGAGAACCTAAAGATTTCGAAAAGCCTTGTGCTTTAGCAGTCCGCGGACTTGATGCATTATTAAGTTATCAAAGTTATCCAGTAAAGGCTGCTGAGATCGCAACTAAAGAATATCGTCCTCTTGGTGTAGGAATTATTAATCTTGCTTATTGGCTTGCTAGAAATGACCTAAGTTATTCTAATCCAGCAGCATTAGCAAAGATTGATGAATACGCAGAAGCATGGAGTTACTATCTAATTAAAGCCAGTGTCGATCTTGCCAAAGAGCAAGGAGCATGTGGTAAGCCAGAAGATACAAAGTATGCAAAGGGCATTGTACCAATCGATACTCGTAAAAAAGATCTTGACGAAGTTGTTCCTCACGTTGAACGTATGCCTTGGAATTCTCTAAGAGAAGACCTTAAGACATATGGAATTCGTAATGCTACACTGATGAGTTTAATGCCGGCTGAGACTAGTGCTCAGATAGCAAATGCTACAAACGGCATTGAACCGCCTCGTTCATACATTTCAATTAAACAAAGTAAACATGGTGTTCTAAAACAAGTTGTTCCAGAATATCGTCGTCTTAAGAATAAGTATGAATTACTTTGGGATCAACAAAGTCCAGAAGGTTACTTAATGATTTGTGCTGTACTACAGAAGTACATTGATCAAGGTATTTCTGTTAATACAAGTTATAATCCACAGTTCTATGAAGAAGAAAAGATCCCAATGAGTGAAATGTTAAAACATGTTCTTATGTTTTACAAGTATGGAGGTAAACAGCTCTATTATTTTAATTCATATGACGGCCAAGGTGAGATAAATGTTAATAAACTAGTAAATGAAGAATTACCAGAATCACAAGAGGCAGAATTTGTCGACGATGCCGACTGTGAATCATGTAAAATTTAAGAGGAAACAATGACTTCAGTTTTTAATAGTAATAATCGTTCCGACCACACTAAGTCATTAGCGTTTCTCGACTCTAATGGCGGTGTTACTGTACAGCGTTATGATACTATGAAGTATCGTCAGTTTGAGAAACTTACTGAAAAGCAGTTATCATTCTTTTGGTTACCACACGAAGTAGATATTCTACGTGATGCGAAAGACTTCAAAGATCTAAACGATCATGAGCAACATATTTTCACTAGTAATCTAAAAAGACAAATACTGTTAGATAGTGTTCAAGGTCGTGCTCCAACATTAGCATTTGGTCCTATCTGTAGTTTACCAGAATTAGAAACTTGGATTAATACTTGGACATTCTTTGAGACTATTCACAGTCGCAGTTATACACATATTATTAGAAACATTTATCCTAATCCAAGTAAAGTGTTTGATGATATGTTAGACGTTAAAGAGATTGTAGATTGTGCTACAGATATTAGCAAGTACTATGATCAATTAATAATGCTTAATAATATGAGTCAAAGAGAAAGAGATAATTGCTTTGACGAACCAACTAACAAGAGTCACAAGAAAGCACTTTGGATGGCTCTTATGTCAGTTAACATCCTAGAAGGCATTCGTTTCTATGTTTCATTTGCTTGTTCTTGGGCATTCGCCGAAGTTAAGAAGATGGAAGGCAATGCTAAGATTATTAAGTTCATTGCTCGTGATGAGAATTTACATCTTGCTGGAACACAAGCATTATTAAAGATACTTCCGAAGGATGATCCAGACTACGCCATAATTGCTAAAGAGTGTGAATCAGAATCTATTAAACTATTTGAAGATGCTGTTGAACAAGAAAAGACATGGGCAAATTATTTGTTCAAAGATGGCAGTATGATTGGACTTAACAATCAATTACTTTGTGATTATGTTGAATGGATTGCCAATAAGCGTATGACTGCTGTTGGTTTACATACAAAGTTCAAAGGAGGAACTAATCCCTTACCGTGGACACAAAAATGGATTTCTGGAGCAGAGGTACAAGTTGCTCCACAAGAAACAGAGATAACTAGTTACATCGTTGGCGGAGTTAAACAGGACGTCGATGATCAGAGTTTCAAAGGTTTTTCATTATAGGAGTCGAAATGTTAACTGTATATTCAAAACCGAACTGCCCCCATTGTGAACTTGCTAAAAGTTGGCTTGATTCAAATAAAATAGATTATGAGTCTGTTAATATAACAGAAGATTTTGATGCATTGGAAATGATAAAAGAACATGGACATAAGTCTGTTCCTCAAATCTATCTTAATGGTGAAGTACTTGTTCCAGGAGGATGGGACGGATTAAAACATCAAGACCCAGCAGTATTAAAAGAACAAATTGAATTAAACGACTTAAGAGGATTTGCCTAATGCTAATAAAAACATTTAAACCTAACGATATAGTAAGTATGAAATTAATAACTGGTGAAGAAATTATTACTAAGTTAGTAGAAGTTAATGAGTCGGGGTATACAGTTAGTAAACCATTAGTTTTATCAATAACTCAGAAAGGTCCAGCGATGACTCCTTTCTTATTAACTGCTGAAATTAATGATAACATCATACTTTCAAAGAATGTTGTTGTCGCTACAGCAAATACAGATAAGTTTACATCTGATCAATATATTTCTGGCACTACAGGTATACAACCTGCCACTTCTGGTGATATAGGAAAATTAATTTAACCTGATTTTACTGTAGATTGTCCTTGAACAATTGTTTGTGCGCCGCAATTTCGTGTATCGTTATTGCGGTGTATTTTTATACCATAACAAAGAACTGTACCACTAGTACCTTGGGCTGCTGGATCACTATGTCCAGCATTGTCTGGATTTGCATGGTCACCTTTAACAATTACATTCTTACCACCAATCTTAACGGTTGTATTTGACGGTGTTTTAAAAGATCCTTCACCGTGACTATCTTTGTCGCCTTCTACTGCCCAGAGTTCTAAACCCATGTTAATCTCCCTACTATTTACCGATAAATATTTTCATAACTAGGAATTTATTATGGCAGATCAACCAGATCCGGATACAAAGGGACCTCCTAACGCTCCTAAACCAAATGATAAACCTCCAGATCAATCATACGACCCATCAAGTGATGGTGGTAGATTTGAAATCCAGCCAAATACCTATGACAAAACAGGAGCACTTCCTAGCGATATATTAGCAAAAAGAAGTTCGGCTAGAAAGAAAGTAGTAAAAAAGAAATCACCTTCTGGTCAAACAAATTCATCTGATTCTTTGAGTAATCAAGCAAATCAAAATACTGCTGATACTGCTGGTCCTACTCAAACAAAACCAGCACAAGATCAATATCCTACAGGGCCTGGTGGCTCAACTAATGGTGCTAATGGACCCCCTACATCTACACCAAGTTTTACTCCTACTTCTACACCGACACCAACACCAACTACCCAACCTTCTGTTCCGCCAAACAGTGGAACTAACAAATCAACTCAACCAAACAATGCACCACCAAATCCTGATCCAACAAGAGGAACACCAACAGGACTAACTGTAAAAAGTGGAGCAATCAGAGGACCAGCAGCAGCAGGAACTTATGCATTAGGTCATGCTATTCAAGATTCAATTCCAGGATTTAATCGATTTACAGCATTTAACGATGAATATCATCAAGGAACTAATTCATTTCACGCTAAAGGATTAGCACTTGATTTTACAGTTAATTCAGGCGCTGCTGGTAGTCAAGCAGCAGCAAATGCAGTTTCTCGATTATTAAGTCAAAACGGTATTCGTGGAACAATAATAAATGAATACTTGCATCCATCAGCAAGAGCCACCGGAGGGCATATTCACGTTAATTATGCATCTTATGCTGATGCAGCAAAAGGAGCGCAAGTATTTGGAGCCGCTGGTTCTAACAATAATCTTATAGCTGGTAGTGGCCCATTTGATCCCAAAGGAGTTCAATCAGGAGCAGTATCTATGTCAGATAGAGTGTCTTTAGCATTAGCTGCTGGATTTACAAGTGCTGAAGCAGCAACAATGGGTGCTATATCACAGGCAGAATCATCTGGTAATTCTAATGCACATAATACAAATGCCAGTACTGGAGATAACTCCTATGGACTTTGGCAAATTAATATGATTGGAAATCTAGGGCCAGCAAGAGATGCGTTATTTAGACAGAACATTCCAGGATATACAGGATATGAATCTTTAAAAAATCCGTGGATTAATGCTCAAGCGGCTAGACTAATTTATAATCAACAAGGTTTTCGCGCTTGGTCTACATATACAAACGGATCGTACGGAAAATATACCAACGATGCTTTAAATGGTATAGGAGCAGGATCTGAAACAGCAGGAACAGGAAATGCTACAGGATCTGGTCAATATCCTTCGTCTTCAAGTGGATTAAATGTTAATGGAACTACAGGAAGTGGTGGAAGCAATAATCCATATGCAGGTGGTCAACCACAACTTGGAATTTTTTCTTTAGCACAATTTCTTCAACAAAATGTTGGAGGTTTCCAGTCTGTTTCTTCATTTACTAATCCGCCATCTAATTCTTCAAATCCTTCTGCATATTCTAATGGATTAGCATTAGATTTTAAAATAAACAATCCAACTACAAATTTAGCTGAACAAGATAC